GTTGTCCGCGATATTCCCGCCCAGCGCAGACAGATATTTCTCTATGATACCTTTATCGTCATCATTATCACGGACCACATCCATGATCGACGCTGCCAGCGCTGTGATCGCACCTGTGACCGCGTATGCTGCTGCCACTCTGGCAAACTTTGTTTTCTCTGCCTTTCCGGCTTTTCCATTGATTTCCTTTGAGTCTGCAATGTCCATCGCCGCTCGGTAAAGCATGTTGTAGCTCTTGATAGGCTCTGACATGAATGCCGTATAGAATTTCGTCCACTGTTCACGCATCGCCCAGCTCCTATGAAACACACTGTCTACTACCTGGGTTTTGTCAATAATCTCCGAGAATCGCGCTCCACTCTTCTGCAGAAATTCTTCTGATCCGACTGTCAGTTCCGGATGCAGCGCCGCCGTCTCTGCTTTGGTTGCCATCCAGAGACGTTTCCACGCCAGTTCATCGCCCTTTCCTGCCAAATCCATTGATTTATTTATCATCTTTTCCCTGGTCGTGTCTGCACCGATGAGCATACTTTTCATGCTCCGGCCAGTGTTGATGTCGAAAAATCCTTGGTCTTTCCACCAGGCGATCGGAGAATATTTTTGCACCTGCGTCCATTCTTCCTTCGAAACCACCAGCTTCAATCCCTGCGCCAGGTATTTCGGATCAATCTCCGCAGCAGCTCTGAAATATGCCGTCGGCTGCTGAATCGCCGTTCTCAGGTTCCATCCGACTGCCGCCGACTTTGCATTTCTCAGTAAATTAGAGGTTAACTCTCGTTCGCCGCTGCCGACACCGTTCAGATCTTTCAAGAACGCATCTACCCAGGCGCCCATTTCCTTGCCGTAAACACGTTCCATCTGCTCCCGGAGATTTCCTTTTTCAACGTCATTGAAATTGTAATACTTTTGAAAATCTGACAGCGGCACCACAAAGGAATGATAGCTTCCCATCTGATCCGCCTGTCGGGTATATACATCAAAGATATCCTCGATAATCAAACCGTTCTTGGCGTGCCTGGTCGTGTTCTTGGTGATTCCGAGATTCTTCAATGTCTGGATATCACGGCTGACATCTGCATTCGTTTTGGCTATCTCATTCTTATCAACCACAATCGGAAAATAATTCGGAGCATTAAACTTTTTATAGCCGTATAAGGTCATGCTGACCTCATTGCCCCAGGCTGCCGTCTGATCTGTGAAGAAACTTACCACCCCGTCCGCAAGCGCCTTCTGTTTGGGTGTGAGAGTGTCTGTGATGGCTTTTACATCACTCGGAGTGACCGCTACCGGCACATTTGCCTCCACAACTTTAAAAAGTTTCTTACCTTTTACCGTGACCTCCCTCTCAACTCCCTGTGTGCGGATTCCCCGCAGCTGATTATACAGATGTTCCCTAGCTTGCGGACGTTTATTTAATTCATAAAGGCTCATGACCTGCGCCGGAGTCAGAGAGATTTCCCCGCCGGATACCTGGAAGGTCTGGCGTTTTGCTTTGTTGCCGGTCCATTCCTGGATTTCCTTTCCGCCAATTTCCAATTTCTTTTTCAGTTTTTCCATGTATTCCTGCGCCAGGCGTGTATCCCTCATTTTAGTATCAAAGCCATCGCGGATCCCCTGATAAACAGTCGTAGCTGCTTTTCCAAGACGATCGAACGCCGTGAAACTGTCCAGCATATGCACCTGCAGGAATTTATCCGCCGCGCTCAACGCCTTAATGGTTTTCTTATTCTTCCGCCCCTGCCACTCTCTCAGTGTGCTTTCTGCTGCCTCGGACGCCTTTTCGTAACGTTTATTCGTATACATCTTATTGGCATCTTCAATACTGTGTTTCATTGCAGACACAGTCTCTCTCAATGTCCGAAGCTCTCCCGGCGTGAAGTCTTCTATTTTCTTTCCCTCCGCCATGCTCTGAAGCTCGTCCAGCTTAGTCACGAGATCCGGATCGACTTCGACATATATATCACCCGTTTCTCCTTTCAGAACACCATTGTTTTTCAGAATGGTATCGTACACCTTCTTTGCCTCATTCCATTCTCTGGTGCGCCGTGTTTCGTTTCCATCCGCCTTTAAACGAGAGGAACTGTAGTCAACACAAGACAGGAATTTAGCAACGGCCGTTCTCATGCTTTCCGGAACATGATCGCGATCCGTCGGAGACAGCAGCCACTTCTGCATTTTCGTGACGTCACGAATGATCTGTTTCTTATCCTGACGCCCCTGTTCGCGCTCCCTCACGTTCCCGCGGTATTCTCTCAGCTTCTGTTCGTATTCTTTTCTCTTAGCGATATATTCCTGCTCCGTTCGATTCGCTTTCGCAAAAATCTTATCTGCTAATGTCGGAGGTATGTTTCTGATATTTGCTTTATTATCCAGAATCTCCTGTCCAAGAAAAACGGACAATTCATTCATATCTGCCTTGAACGGATTCTCTACCTTTGGCTGATAATCATCCAGAACATCTGCAATTTGCAGAAGCTGGTCAGTCGGATTTACAATATCAAGAGGAAAGAGTTCCGGATGCATTCCAGCTAACTCATTATAAGCCACATCCACGCTCACACCGTTGTTACGGAAATTTAGTTTTCCGAAATATCTCTTACGGAAATTATTATAACCTCCCTCTGAATCTAAGTTTCTTCTGACTTCTTCCGGAACATAAATCGGCGTGCCCTTGATATCTTGCAGGATGTTTTTATAGACCTTTACCTGCTCCTGATCCGTCTGCTGTGATTTTTCCAGAATCGCACGGCCTATCTGCGTCGCTACGTTTGCCAACTCCTGGGCGTCCATACGTTCCGCTTTCTGGATATACTCATAAAACCGGCTCAGGTTGCTTTCAAGTTTTTCCTGTGAGTAAGTAGAATTATATTCTCTTAACAGGCTTTTTGCATACTTACGGATATCTTCTTTTCTCGGTGTGTAATCTTTTGTGAGGACAAGCTGATTTTTCAATTCTTCGTTGATCTTCCGCAGCTCACCGTTTTCTCGAACCACCTCGTCATAATCAATGTCCATATCGGAATCTTCAATCTGGAAACGAACATCCTTCAATTCACTGATCGCCTTCTTTCTGGCATCCGGAAGATTAGGATCATAAAGAATCGTATTGACTCCTTCCTGGTTTAAGCGGGCTTTCAGGTTATCGCTGGCATCCGTCGGCAGAATGACGGCAGCAACGCCATCTTTAAAATTTCCTTTCTGGATTTCGCCCGAAGCAACCGCATCTTTCTTAAATACAATTGAAATGTCTCCCATATCTTCCCCACCCTTACCCGGTTTTGTTTTTAATGAGATAGGGCTGTTCATATCTAAACTTTCTACCAGCTTTTCTTCTGTCAGATCATTACGGGCAACCAACTCCTTGTTATCTGTCTCTTCCAGTTCATTATCTCCAAGCTGATATTTAACATTTTCATTCTTGACATTGCGCAGTCTGTCAAATATACTGGAGATAGGCAGATAGTTGTAGCCGCTATGTTTTTTTGCAGGTTCGGCCTGGGCGTAGTTGAACGGGACACTATCTGCCTTTTCTATATCCACTTCGTGTAGATACATTCGATTTGTCCTGTCTACTTTTACAACGCATACCTCATAATACTGACCTGCATTTTCCCCATCTGTAATATTTATCTTTGCTCCTATTGAAACAGAATCATATCCTCTTCCTTTCCAGTCTTTCGAATATCTTAAAACCTTTCCATTTTCAATTACATCTTTTACCGTTGCAAAAGCGGCAGCTTTTTTGTCTCCATAACCATGCGACAGATCGTTTCGAACTGAACGCATACTTAAAGCAACATCCCCTACCACATCATTATGAACCACATTTCCGTAAGAATTATACAGTTCTATGATTTTGCTACGCATTTCCTTTGGATCTCCCTTAAACTCATCCCCGCGAATCGATGCGACACTGTCCATCTTCCGGACATAGTCATAGTTTTCTTCGATGTGCTTGTCTGTCACCTGATCCGGTTTTGCCAGCTGGAAGCGCACAGCGCTCTCTGCATTTGCATCACCCGTCTTATAATTTTCGCTTGCCTGATCCAGTGCATCCATCCAGAGGTTTCTTGCTTTTTCAAACGAATCTTTCTGTTCTGCCAACGTTTCGGCTGCTTTTCCTGTGTGCTCGTTTTTAATGAGACTCTTAATAGCATCCAGCATATCACTCAGGAAATCCACAATTTTCTGTGCGACCGTTTTATCCTTACGGGCAATTTTCTGAACAAATTCCTCATCATTCCAAAATTTTCCTGTGGCGTCCGCGGCAATCTCCTCCATGATTTCATCCCTGGAGAGCTTCTGACCGTGTTTCTCGTAGGCTTTTTCATAGCTTTCCGTCATCTGTTCCAGTGTCTGACCCTCTGCGGATAAGTAAGCGCTGATAACTGTATCACGATAGGATGTGAAATGCTCCGGGGCATTCTCTTTGATAAAATGAGTTAATTCGTGGCTGTTTGTTCGAAGAAAATTTTCTGAGTTGGTGGAGATCCGGATCGTGCCTTTCTTTCCTTCGTATTCACCCACTGCTCCGGATTCCAAGGAATCCTCCAGGATGAATTTAAGCCCTGTACGCTTTCCGAGACTTTCTGCAAGGTTCTGCTGCGCCTGTGTCGCGTTCTGGGACAGATTTTCCAGTCCGCCCTGGTGCGCCGGTCCCTGCTGCCGCCGTCTTGACATGCGATCCAGCTCCAACTTTCTGTCCTGTGCTCCTGCTTTGTATGCCGCAAGCTGCTGATCTCCTGTCAGATATAAGGATAGGGCTGATTTTTCCGCCACTCCGATATCAGCCGCATAGCGCCCAGAATCATAATACCGGTTAAATGCGCGGCGATACTGAGATACCGGAACCTCCGGATCGTAAGATTCGACTGCTGCCGTTCTTCCATTTTCTCCAAGGTCTGAGAAGATATCATTCAAATCTTCTCTATGGCTTTCGATGTATTCCTTTCTCCGGGTTTCCTCTGTCATGTTCCCTGCATATTCTCTGGCATAACTTTCCTGTACAGAATCCGGATGGGCGCGTTCTGCTGTTTTCTCGCTCTGCTGATTTTCTGCCTGCCGGCTTGTTTCTGTTTGCAGACTTGTCTCTGCCTGCCGGTTGGCTTCGATCTGTGTGTTCATCTGCTCTGGAACATTGCTGATGGAATTTTGCACATTTTCAGAGGTGTTATCAACGTTTTCGTTGATATTAGAAACATTTTCGTTTGCATTTGGAACGATTTTCGAAGCAGCTGGCATATTTTCATCCGAAACAGGAATATCAGAGATGGCTGTACTCCCCGCCCCTGCGTTATTCTGTGTATTTTGAACCATGTTCGAAACACCCTCGGAAGTCACCGGCGCACGCTGCTCTTTGGCCTGCTGCTGTGCCGTCTGTTCCTCCGGTGTGATTGCTCTCTGTTCCGCGTATTCCTGCGCCATTGTTCCGCGCTGTAAGAAGGTTCCAAGCGCCTGCGCCCCGGCACCCATGATTGCACCCGAGGTTGCACCGCCCAAAGCCGCCATGCCGACATTCTGGGCGATCTCTTCATAGGCCCGCATCTGCGCCTGCTCTTTGCTCATTCCCTGGCCTATGTAATAGTTCACCGCTGTGTCATAGTTTGATTTATTTCCCATGATCATCTTGTCGGTAATGGTATTCATGATTTCCGTCGCGCCCTCTTCAGAACCTTCCGCAATTGCCTGCTTCGCCAGGTTTTTAATGACAGCCTTTGCACCTTTCCCTGGTACTTCTTTCATTCCCTTTAATTTTCCAAGACTGAAGTTTTCTCCGACACCTTCCGCTGTTCCCTGGGCGGCGCCCTGGAGCAGCGCCTGATCGCTGGTTGCTCCCCTGTTTGCTGCATCCACATACGCATCCGTCGCCGCACTTCCGCCAGCCATTACAACATTCAGTGCTCCCAGCGGCATACGGGAAACAGATTGAGCCATCGACAAGCCTGTATCGATAGCGAAATCTCTTACCGGGGTTCCGCCGATCGCCTGTTTGATTCCCTCGTTAGAGGCGTTCATGATTGCATTTCCTGAGAATGCCGGATCATTCAGATCAACCGGGGTATTCCGTTTCTTGTATTCCTCCAGGATTGACTTATATTCATCGGTTGAACCTGCATTCATCAGATCCTTGATTTCTTTCGTCTTGTCAATTCCTGTTTTGGTAGCTGCGTAGACATATCCCTTCGGGCTTTCCATTGCTCCATAGACGTTATAACCGACACCAGCAAGCACATTTCTCCGTGACGCATCTCTAACCGTCTTGGTCTCATCGTGTCTCAATCTGGCGCTCAGTGTGTCCTCGAGACCTTTTTCGAACTCGTCCGCCGTGTCTGTGCCGTATTTTCCGAGGAGATAGTTGTACATCTCTTTTTCGTCGTTATCCATGTACTCCGAACGAAGATCCGGTACTGCTGATGTATCTCTTACTTTCGCCGCCGCTTTCAGATCCCCGATGAATCCATCTGAATAGCCTTTCAGGTTTCGGCTTCCTTTTTGGACGTATTCTTTATATTTCGGATCTGCCTGCGCCTGGGCGAAGGTGATTGTTCCCTGCTTTCCGGAATAAGTCAGGCCGGTAGAGGAACGGAAGCTCTGGTTTCCTCTGTTCGGAGTGCGTTTGGCATAGTCCAGTACCATCTGGGTAAATTCCTGATCGCTGTACGGGCGCGTGCCGTTGGCACTCACCCGCGAGGTTGTAGTTCCTCGTGGGGTGAGTGTTGATTTCTGGGAAGCGTATTCCTGAGCAAGTTGGTTTTCTGCCATCTTCTTTTGCATATGCTGGTAAAGCTGCTCACGGTTGAATGTCTTGGGGCCACCATATTCTTTTATCAGTCGTTTTCCCTCTTCACTCTGTCGATCTTTCATTGTGACTTTTTTCTTTTTTGAATCATTTACCAGCTGTGAATTCAATGTGCTTGTTGTATTAGAATTAATCCGTGAAGTAACTGTTCCCTCTTTAACATTCGTAGACTTCTGAGAGGCTATTTCTTCGGAATATTTTTTTGCCACTTGCTGATTTTCTGCCATTTTCTTTTGCATATGCTGGTAAAGCTGTTCGCGGTTGAACGTCTTGGGAC